CTTCAATCCAGCATCGCACAGTTTCAATCTGTGCTTCACGCATGTCAAACTTGATACGACCACGCTCAGGATGTCTGATGTGCCAATAGTTTGCACAAAAGTGCGAAAACGCAGCCACCAATTCCTCAGTGGTTGCATTCTCTGGACCTTTACACTTACGCCATTCCTTCTCGTTGAGAAGGTCTGTGAGTTCCATTATGCTTTCTTTTTAGCAGCCTTCTTGACAGTCAACGGCTTGCCCTGTGATGTCTTAGAACCAATGAACGATGCAACAGTTGGGTCGCCAATCTTTGTAGAAGCCCATGACAATCCTGCAGCCACCAATGGCATCGCCATTGCTGTCAAAGCAGCATCAACATTGTACTTCACGCACAAGTACACAACAATACCCAAAACACCACCCTTGGCGGTCTGGTCAACTGACTGATTATTATTTTTCACTGGTATCTCCAAAGATAGCACCGAGTAGGTGAATGGCTATTGCTACTAATGTGATTTGTATCCCGAATACCCGTGTTGAACCTGAGAGCGTAATCAGCACCATTCCAGTGCCGGCTAGAGTCCAGGTCAAACCATGGATTTCAGAGAGTATTTTCTTCACACCTATAGTGCTGGCTGTTACTTCAGCCTGCGTTGTCCTGCTGCAACGGTGGCTGCCCCAGCAGCAACCGCTATAAGCGTCCTGCGAGTGTCTACGGGGACATTAGAACCAATTGGTACGTAATCACCCAAACCATCATCAAATACGTTAATGGTCTTTTCAAACGCCTTACGAACGGTTACAGGTGCTTCCTGAACCGCCTCAACCAAAGCATCCAATTGGGTGTTATCTAATTCGGTTACATCCAAAGTCTCGAAAATTTCCTCTGCCTGTTGTGAGGTGACAACCTCAAGCACATCTGGGTTGGATGCCAGTTCTGTTGCTTGGTCTGGTGTTACTGCGGTAGCAAGGATTTGCTCAATTAGTGCTACCGCTTCTTCTTCGTCAAGGTCAGCAATAGATTCCACAACCGTGTCAAACTGTTCTTCTGTCAAAGACACATCTTCACTGGCATCTTCTAGGGCTTGCACAAGTTCAGGTGGCAGTTCTGCAATCAACTCGATTGACAGTATTGCAGGAGGCTCGGGCATTGTGTCTGGTGGCTCAAACATAATTTCAGGGGGCAATACAATTGTGTCTGGTGGTTCTGGCATTATTTCAGGTAGTTCCAACAGTTCACCGACAAACGGTAGCGTATCCGGTGGCTCAATAGTAGGGTAAGTGTCAGGAGGTAGTTCTAATGTTTCTGGTGGAAATGTTTCAATCTCTGGTGGTAACAGAGGTGGTATCTCTGGCATGGCTGGTGGCTCTATTTGTGGCAGAGGAACCGTTGCTGGCGGGTCTGGCATTGTCGGCTCTGGTTGGAGTGTGGAAATTATTTGAGGCATCGTAGTAGTTGACACGTTTACCACAGGCACAGTCGTAGAGGGTGCAATAGTAGTAGTGCTCGTCGTTGTAGTCGTGGATGTTGTTGTGGATTCCCATGTTGTAGTTGTTGTCTCCGTATAAGTAGTTGTAAACGCTTCATCAGGAACCATAGTCCATCCCTGATTGTTGATATTCCAAGCAAGCATTATGCACGTTCCCCCGCCGTTCTCGTACATCCACAGGTCTAGTGGCTGGCTGCCTGCACTAATGTCTATCTGCCCTGACTCGTAAGCCGAGCAACCCTGGTCGCCCCAAAAACCCAACTCGTTACCACCGATGTCAATAATGCCACCGTCATCTGATGCCAACCAAAACTCAATTGTGTTATGTTGCGGTATCTCGATGAAGCCTGTCATGTGAACCATGAACAAATCGTTTGTGCAGTCTAGGTATGGTTCACCGTCGTAGGAACGGTTGATGTTGTTTTCCACTTCACTACCGCAAACGGTATAGATGTCATCTGACCGTGTGGGAGGTACGGTATCTATTGCGTAATAAGTAGCCTGTAATCCTGCTACGGGTTCAGCGTTGGCTTGCGGCGCAAACAACGCCAAGATTGCCACTGGCACAAATATCAGCCAACGAGAATAACGCTTCATTCGTCAAGTAAAAAATTGTAATTTATTACCAATCTTCTAGGAAAAATGTTTGGTAATTGTGGTGCATGATAAGTATTTCCATCAAAAACAACTAATGTATTTGCTTTCGGTGTTTGCGAATGGATGACAGTATTGGTTTCATCAAAAAACAATGTGTCTCCATCGCAATCATTTATGTAAAAAATTGCTGTTTTCCATTTTTTTCCATAGTCAACAAAATTAGGTTCATCAATATGGTCGTTTATGGCAACTTGTTTTCCAACATTTAATGTCATGTTGATTTTCATTCTTGTAAAAAGAATTGGTTCTTCAAACAATTTTTGAATAGCAAAACAAATGGGCAAAAAATCGTTGTAATAATTTGAATGTATTTGATTTTCACCATAAAGAATGTGAGTGAATCCATGCGTGGATATATCGTTAATATCCGGAATGTCTGTTTGATTATGGTAGTTTGCGTGAAAATACCAAGGAAAATTATCGGAACTAATTAAATCAACAATTTTTGTAAAGTCGGGTTGTTCTAAACAATCTAACTTTTGTGTTAATAATCTATTCTTATCCATGACAACAGGCCTTCGTCCCAACGGGAAAAATAATCTGTTGGTCGAGGAGTTGGCGGTTGCCAGTCAAAATTAGAATCCAAAGTCCAAGAAGGAAATGGTTGAGCCAATATAAAAATATCGTTTTCCTCATTGTATGTAGAACCAACCAAGCCATATTGTTTTCTAAAATTATTGTTAAAAGATGTTTGTACCCAGACACCATCATAACCATGACTAGTCAAAAACTGTTGTCCAATTGGTTCCGAAGCAGGAAACTCTGTGCCCACAACATCGTTATTAATAACGGTTATTGCCGTAACAACATTGTTTTCTATTTTTGCAAAATGTGCCATTAGAAAGTGATGCTTCCTGTGCCAGTGAATTTATAAACATGAAAACCACCAGCATTTGTGTATGTTGGCGAACCTGTTGTTGCAGCAGCAACTCCAAAACTATCTACATATCTAATGATTACTATACCGCTTCCACCAGCATTATTGTGCGCACCACCACCGCCACCTGTATTTGCGGACCCAGCACTTCCCGATGAGCAGTCTCCGTTACCACCCGAACCGCCACCACCTGCGCCACCGCCACCTGCGTTTACACCAATGTTGCCCCAACAGCCACCGCCACCGCCACCGCCGTAGTAAGTTGAAGTACCGCTAATTGAACTAGCCACACCAGTTCCGCCGCCGCCAGAATAATAGTTTGAAGCACCGCCACCGTTTCCGCCTGCACCTCCACCGCCGCCCGCACCATAACCTGCTCCACCTCCACCAGAATAACCGTTGCCGCTAGAACCACCAGCATTTCCGTGTGGGTTGAAATAGTTTCCGTTTTGACCGTTAGAACCAGTTCCAGCACTAATTCCGCTAAATACAGAAGTGCTATTTGCTCCTCCAACGGTAACGGTGAGAGGTGTTCCAGCCGCAACGGTATAACCAGATGCGGTAGTAACCGCACCAGCACCAGCACCAGAACCTACACCTAAGTTGGTGTTAGAACCACTTGCACCACCGCCAACAACAAGATACTCTACGGTTGGAGGCGGAGTAGCACCACCACCACCACGCCAATAAGCATCAGCCTGAGCAGTGTTGCCACGCCGACTGCGTGGTGCCAACGCACCACCGCCAATCGCTTTTCCACCTGCAGTGTTAGTTAAAAAACTAGGCATCTAAGATGACCTTACGCTGTGATGCGGTTAACGTATCCGTGAATCACAATTTCGTTTGCTGTTGCAGCAAACGCACGAACAACCTTAGCGGTTGCATTGCCCTGCAACAAAAGACCCGGAACAATTAGGTAAAGACCATTCTCAGCCTTAACCGTATATTCAATGTTTCCGTTTGGTTCAGTTGCTTCGCCCCACTCAATCGTCAACTTAATGTCTGATGTATGGGTGTTAACTGCATACAACCAGATTTCATCAATGGTTGTTGCTGTTGCTGACGCTGTGTGAATTGCTGTGCCAGCAGTTGAGGTGGCAGCAACAAGGATACCAAGACCTGTGCCTGTGGTGCCTGCTGGTTGTAATGCTAGTTTGCTAAATGTTGCCATATCTATATAACCTTTCGTTCCCTAGATGGGATTAACTATTAAAAACTGCTGCCGCCAGCATGAACTGGTCATCGTGCGAGGGTACGTTCACCCAAGCAGAACCACTGTACTGCAATACATTGCCAGTAGATGGCGATGGTGCGGTCACATCACCAAGGTCATCCAAGTCCTCAACCCCTGTTGGAAAAACAATGTTGTCAATAACAAACTCGGAAATTGCGGCAGCAGCCACCTTCTTCGAAGTTGGCGTACCAGATGGGTCATCCACAACCAAGAATAGGTCAACGCTGTTTACTTCTGCAAGAGCATCTAGTTGTGTAATCTTCTTATCAGCCATTACCAATCTCCATTAACGCAAACGAGGTCCCATCTTCTAAGAGCAAATCGTTACCATCCTCTAACTCCAAGTTGGATACAGCGAAGTCTGGGTCAGACCAAAAGTTGTTTGCTAAGTCACCAAGGGTAAACCCTGGTGCACCAGAAGCAATGTAGTAATCACGTTCTAGTGTTCCACGGTATCCAAGACCCTCAACAGACCAATGGGTATACAGCAAGTCGCCAAGCGTCTTGCCGGCATCAGGATAAAGAACAACCAATGCTTCGTACATTGCATCGTTAGTCGTTGCCATAATCCCTCAATTCAAACGTCACCATTTGCTTCTTATCATCTACACCGCAAATCGGACAAAGCCAGTCAGTTACCTGAGGAGGATACTCCTCACCACAATCAGGGCAGGTCAACAAAATCAAACAGCCCTCAACTTAACCCGACCAGCCTTCTCACGTTCTGCGATAGTGGCAATCAACGAATCCAACTCGGCATCCGTCAAATCCACTGTCTTCTTATTAGAGCTAATCGTTACTGATGGCGGAGCCATCCGATTAGTCGCTTTCAGATACAGTTCAGCGGATTTGGTATCACCTTCCAGGGCCTTGTTGTACAAGTTGTCTAGAAGCTTCTGGGTTCGCTCTGGCGAACCTTGGATGTCGTCTACCTGTGTCTTCCATCGGCTACGGAAAATGTCTTTCTTTTCCCATCTGCGCATCGTTGATATATCAACTGCGTTCTCCATCGAGTACTTGTTCTTAGATGCTGGCACACGCTCCGACGGAGCGGTGCACAGCCAATCCAAATACTTCTCCTGCGGTGCAGTGAGGGTCATCTCTTCGTTTTGTTTCATCATCTAAAGACTTCTTTGTTACACCACTGTGCGTGGTTGCGCAACCACTCTCTGCTAGGTAACGAACCAATGTAACAGTACCAGGGGGGAGCGGAACACCGTGAGCGACCCA